CCCGATGATAAAAATTTTAATGAGCAAGCCTTCAGACACAGTGAGACTGTACACCCTTCCAACAGTTGGCCCAATTCAGGTGACTGTTTCTTCAGAGAGCCCAGCAGAGGTTGAATTTGAGTTCAACCGAACTGAAGAAACAGAGAGGATGTCTCAGGCTTCGGTATCAGATGCCTTCAAGTTTCGGCTCAGAAGGGACATCTTGCCTAAGGCCAGGCATGAAGTCATCTCACTCTATTTGTACGAGGGATCAGAGAGACCTCTCAAAGAACTGCACAAGGTCGGTGACTCTGCTGACTTGCTGACCCCAGACTGTTTTTTTAGCTTAGGAAACACGGTCTACTGCTCAGAGCTCAAAACGAGGAGCACGAACTTTGGATTGGAGGAGATATTCGTCTCAAGTAGAAACAAGTACCTTCCAAGTCTGGAGGAGAGATGTCAAGCCCTGGAGCTTAGTCATTTCATGAATGTTCTTGTTTTTGGGCCGTCCCAGCTGTGCACAAACCTTGTGCTAAATGATGATGACCTGCTAGTTTTATCCTGCCTGTACAAGCTGGCACAGCAGACGCAGTCCCTGTGCTACAGAAATGAAATGGTTGCTCGTCCGCTGAAGCCTGAGCTGGCGCCGCATGTTACTGCATTGAGAGCAAACCTGAGCGAAGTCGCCTTCTCGGAGGAAGCCTCTACAGACCACCTCCATTCCAGCCATGAAAAGGTCAAGGAGTGGAGGAGAGATGTTGACCAGACTGAGCTGAATGCACTTTTCAAAGACCTGCTCTTTGAGGCAGATGTCTCGTCGCAGAAGTATTTGATGAACCCGAAAGTTGCGAGGAAACAGGCAAACGAAAAATTCACTGACCATCTGAAAGAGTTGGAGGGGGGAGTCAAAGCTGATAAGACGGTGTTCAACCTCCCATTCATCTTCTCACCTGTGAATGGAGAATATTCTTTTGACTTCGACATAATGTCAGACATGGGTTCCGTCTGGGAGTCTGCTTTCAGGTCCATGAGAGATAACCCGCAGAAATTCAGTCGGGTAGGTGAAGAGAAATTAAGATCAGATTACAGAAGGGTGGAGTGCTTCAATCCTGAATTCAGTAGCATCAACCTGCAAGGGGTGTTGGCCAAATGCAAGAAAGGCCATGAGATGAAGAAGAGCAAAGAAGCAGTATCAAAAGAGGTGTTTTCGATTCTCACAGACACAAGCGACATTGACGACTACCTCAAGGACTCGAGCTTGTTTTCACAGTGTCCTCAAAGGCCTCAAACAATACCAGATCTGAGCCACCTAGAGGCAGAAGACCCATCAGTGGATTTTTATGATTGGATGTCATCAACAAAGCTACACTCTTTCCTCTCTTTTGTCTCGGATTTGATGGAGGAAATGAATCTCTCTAGAAACCAAAACTGCAAGAAGAGGCAGGCAGTTTTGAAATACTTGTCGTACTGGAATTGTTGGTTGCTGATCAAACCCACTAAGGCAAACAATCACTGTTTTGTCAGCATCTTATCTAGTGAACCTCACAGATACCATGGGAAAGTCTTCAGAGAGATGATCACGGTGGGGAAGTCACTATATTGCACTGAATTTGTCTCATTTGACAAGAACAAAATATCTCATCTCCTCAACGCTGATCAAAAAATGATTTCCATCTGTGCAGCTATGAAGTTGACGATGGGCGGCACAAACACGCATATGTCAACAAGTGAGGCCTCAACCCTTGCTTACTCATGTCTTCTCTACCTTGAGGATAAACAGCCCACAAGCTCAGATCACTTGCTGACAAGGTACTTTTATATGGAGATGTGCTCCGGGCGAAGTAATCACCCACAGAAGATCCTGAGTAAGTTGTCTCCCTTGAGGTCAAGGCTCCAAGTGCGTTTGAGAAAAATGCTAGCAGCTGTTGTTAGGGAATCTGATGCACTTGTTCATGTTGGCGCATCAGGAATGTCAGGCTCAAGTGCAGTAAGGGGAAAGATTCTGAGCTACATTGATTTGACTCAGGCACTGGACTATAGACACATCCTAAATCTTAGCTACATTGGGGTGTTGCACAACAAGGATGAAGGGAATGCAGTGCAAGGGTACCTGAAGATTTTCACAAAAGTCATATCTGAAGAGATCAAGATGAGGGAGGTGAGGCCAGAACTGACAGGAATGGAAGAGGGTGCCTTGAAGGAGCTGAAGTCACATGAATTTTCCCCTTTGTGGGTGAAAGCTTCCACCGATGAAGTGCTGCGCGAGATTGCCTCGAGAGGCTTTAGTAAGGAGGACCTGACACACATGATCGAGGAAGACTTGGCAAAAAGAACCCTCGAAGAACTTGCCACCATGAAAAAAAGTGCATCGGAAGAGCTGCTAAATGACTTGCATTATGAAAGGTCCTTGTATGTGAGGGGTGAAAAGACAAAGAGAAGGCACTTTTGCTTAGAAGAGGCCTTAAAATTGGAAGAAATTTTCAAGACAAACAGACCATTGACCATCATCAACGATCTTCTGGCATACAGAGACAATAGCCCAGAGAAGGGGATTGTGGCCAACCTGTTCAAGAAACTCCAGCTCAGCGGTGTGAGGGAGATCTTTGTCTTGAGGTTTCTGGACAGGGTTTTGGTGAATTTTGTAGAGACCATAGCAAGGACCATCTCGGGCTTGCTAGATATTGAAATGCAAACCAATCCTCAGCTGAAGATCAAGAAAACTTTGACTCATTTTTCATATGCGGCAAAGATGTCAAGGAGCAGCACGTCTCATGAGTACATGACTGTGAGCAATTCTGATGATGCTTCTACTTGGTGTCAGAGGTTTATAATGAACACTTTCTCTGCTATGTTTTCAAGACTCCTTCCAGACAAACTCTTGTGCCCAGTGTTGCGAGTCCTCGACAAGATAACAGACAAGAAGCTTGAACTTCCGATAGAACTTTTGCATCTCTTTGCTTCATACCCTCAAGCCCTCTCATCTGAGGAGCCAATGAATGAGTTGAAGAGACAATTTTTGAGTGAAAAAGGTGAGTCGGAACTTTTGCTTTCTAACAAGATCTATATGAAGAACAAATCAAACTTTATGCAAGGAATATTACACTACACCAGTAGCCTCCTGCACTCGGGACATCTGCTTCTAGTTTCAAAGTTTCAGGCTTGGGTCTGTAGGAATCTAGGAGCACACTCTTACATCACAAACAAGGTCTCTTCAGATGACAGCTCTCAACTAATCACAATCAGGTTCCCATCTGGCACGAGCTTGGAGGCTATGAAGAGGGTTTCTGCTTTAGTCTGCTGTCTGAAGGAATGCTCATATCCTTTCATCACGGCAAAACAGAGCTTCGAGAAAAGCACAACTTGTTCTTTCTCGCAAATGGAAGAATTCAACTCAGTCTGGTGTGTAACAGGGAGCATGGTCTCGATTCCAATAAAATTCTGCTTCTCTGCAGTGAAATTGAACGGGGGGTCTTGCATAGAGTCTAGGGTGGACAGTTACTCTAGTCTACGACAGCAGGTGTTCGAAAACACAGGATCCACGAAGCTCACGGCAATTGTTCAGCTTTGTCAGAGGATTTGTCACTACAGGTCTCTCGGGATGAATGTTTCTGATAACTATAGTGAGTACTGCAGTTTACTTGAAAATGCACCCTCTTCCTCGTTCGGGTTGTTTCTGTGCGAACCTCCAAAAATCTGCGGGATAGCAGGCAAGGCTTTCACTGATTTCACCGCTTGCCTCAAGTCTAGAGAATTCTCTAGTCTATTTTCTTGGATGAGGAATGAGACATTCCTAATGGAAGCGACGACTCAGCTCAGAGAGCACCAATATTACCTCACGCATGGACAGACAAGGAAGTTGAAGGCTTTGAGGGAGGCCCTCTCGTTCAGGTTTGAAGATTTGGAAAATTATTACGCAGAGAATCCTTCTGAGCTCATGGGAATACCCTCGGCAGGTCACTCCACTAGGCTCACAATCCTCTCAAAGCTCATGACCAGGTCTGTGAGTGACTCTTTCCTTTTTCAGTGCGAGGCAATGATCCATCAGTCGTCTGTCTACATTCTTGACAAGGAGTCGGTGACAATCAAGAGCAAAGGGGAAGAGGTGACCAAAAAATCTCTTTGCGAGGCAATGAGAGCATCTGGGAGAACAGCCCCTGTGGAACCCTCAACCTTCCCCCTCATGGAGTTTTACATGAACCTCAATAAGGTGCTTGAAACAACTAGGGATTTCACTGAGATCATTTCTCCCAGACTTAGAGTCAACTGCAACAAATATTTAATCCGAAGCCCGAGGAAGGAGTCACAGATGAGGGACGTCCTGGCAAAGTTGTGGTTCAACGATGGTAGAAGTGGCATCAGCAGAGTTGCTGCAGAGAGGCTCCTCAGCAGATACCAGCAAACCTACCCTTGGCTCCGGCGATCACACACTGAGACTCTAGTCGAATCCCCGTTTAAGGGAATATTTGAACTGATGTCATTTGTGTCCTCCACATTGCCAAAGGAGCGGTCCCTCAGAGTGTTCTCAGGAGCAAGGCAGGAGCCCACCCTCTTGAGCTCACTCTTTGAGCTAGTCCTTTTCAGTTACAATTGGGGGACTGTTCTGTCCAAAGAAGGGTTTTGCATGAGTGACACTGTGGAATACGACAACGAGAAAGAGGCAAAATTGTCTGAGGTGCTGATCAACTCTTTGCCCTTGTCTGGTGAGAAGAAGTTGGAATTGTTCGACAAATTGGGGAACAAATCAGGGTTCCTCTCAAAGATGTTGTCCGGCGAAATGACCTTCTCTGATTTTCTCTCCTGTGGTTCTAGACGGGACTACTACAAGCCTCCTCAACAGTACAATAAAGAGACAGGGAGATACTGTGGTTTCGGCCTCTGGTATCATCACATGGAACGAGCCCCTGACGACTATGCTGTCATAAGATTCCAGGATGATGACATGTGGGTGTCCTTCTCAAAGGCTGCCAACAGAGACCACATAAGCATGATTCAAAGAAGGTTCCCTCACTCTTTTGCGATCTGTGGAAACAAGAGACTGAGGTTGACTGCAACAGGATTGAGGAACACTAAGACCGGAATACCTGTTGCATCACTTGAAGCAGAACCTCTAAAGAAGGAATCCCCAGTTAGGCTAGAGGTGAGTGAAAAGCTGGGTCTGGTAGCCATGTGTGAGGATGTTAAGCTCTCTGGTCTTTATCTCAAGTCAGACAATGAGGTGGTGGAGAAGGTTCATAGCGGCAACAAATTCCTGGACGAATGGGTCTCAAATTCAGCTTGTAGTGCTGAGGGAATGTTTGCACTGGCTGACTTGTTTGTAGATGGGACATTTGGGCCAGAGGCCTTGAGGTTCTTCAGAGTTGCTCTGAAGAACTCATTGATAAGATCTCAGGGGATTTCTAATCTGAGTGAGTTCTCAAGCGTCTTGTCTTTGAACGACCAAGAATTGAGAGACTTCCTCGGAGACCTGGATGACTTCACTATAGAGGAGAATCTTGAATTCCTCTTGCCGGGAGATGGAGAGGAATTCGCAGAGTTCGACTTCTCAGACTTTGCTGTTGATTTCTCTTCAACTGAGGACCTGGAGTATGTCCCAAAGTCTTTCACGGAAACCAATGAGACTCTGTATTATGTTGCTTCGAAGTTCTTTAGGGGGGGTTTCATTTCTGAATTGAAGCGAGAGCTCGACAAAAAGGGGGACAACTACGAAGAGACCCTTCATGTCAGCTTACACAATGAAAGGATTATGAGGCTTTTCGCCGCAATCTGGTACAACAGACCTGAGATTATAAGGTGAGGGGATTGAGCACGGAGGAGGTTCTTTTGTGTGTTTCTCAATCTCGGTAGTTTTCTCTAAGCTTAGTTTCTGACATATCTTATTTTGTGAAATCGGG